TTGTTCCACTCCCCTATATATTACCTTGAAACCCGTCTCAAACCTCTTATTTCCCAATATGTGTAGGTTTTATTCTCTTTATTTTTGTCGTCGATGTTTAATAATGCAAAAACTACAGGAGATCGACGACAGCCATTTTGTTTGTTTAATAGGGGATTGCCGAGAATGGCGAACTCGGCTTGGGATGTGGAAACACCCCGTATTTTGTTTTTAAGGTACTATTTATTCATCATCATCATCTTCTTTAATAATTTTTTCCGAAAGTGCTATATTTCGTGCTGCATTTATATCAGCATCTATTTTAAACCCACATTTTTTACACTCAAAATTATCTCTTGTTTCTCTATTTTTACTGTTTATATATCCACATTTACTGCATTGTTGTGAAGTATATTGAGGATCAACAAATAAAACCTCAATACCATTTTCTTTAGCTTTATTGAGTATTTTTTGTTGTAAATCATGAAAGTTCCATTTTGCTAACAAAGTATCATTAAATCCATGTCGTGTTAAGTGCTCCATCTTGATATATTTACATTGATGTTTTAACGCAAAATCAATTATATATTTAGCTAATTTATAGTTATAAGTTTTTCTAAAGTTAGAAATTTTCTTGCGTATATTTAATACATTTTTATTTCTTTTTTTGTAACCATGACCTACATTACCTTTCCCCTTCCATTTTGTTGCTTTACTTATCTTATTTCTTAAAGCTTCTATTTTATTTCTATAAATAACTAGTTCTAAACCATCTATCACGCACTCATTATTATCAAGACTTATAAATTGTTGATGTTGTGGATCATAAACTTGCATCGCTATCACATTTTTCAGCCCTAAATCAATTCCTAAAATTCTGTCAGATATTTCTTCTTTTTGTTTTGGTATAAATTCATAATTAAAATGGAAAAATATTTTTTGTGCACTTAAATTTTTATTAGGATTATCTTCTAAAATAAGTTGTGCTGAGCCTTGTCTGTATTCGCCATTTAATATTTTGTTCATAATATCTTGATGATATTTGTCTTGTCTTGCAGTAACAAATTTTAATGTGCGATTTCTTTTTTCAGAAGGACTTAAAAATGTTATTTCTATTATATACTCATTATTATTTTTATATGGTATTATTTTATAATTTTTACCATTAATATGTATTGGTTGTTTATTACCATAAGATGGCAAGCTTATACTACCATTCAATACTCTTTTTCGGGCTTTCTTCCAATTTTCCCATAACCACGATGTTAAAGCAGATATATTACTTGTATTCAATCCTTTCAAAGTTTCAGCTGCGATTCTATACCCTTTGTTTTGAAGTGTGGTACCCAATTCTTCTTTTTCATTAAGCACAATGCCATTTTTAGAAGCTGCATTTTTTCGCAATTCCCATAAAAAATATTCACGCATAATATAATTGCTAGTTTGCGCTATTCTTTTTTGTAAATCTCTAAGTTCTTTTTTAAGCATTCTTTCTTTTTCTTTTTTTGTATATTCTTTTTCATCTGTTGAAATAGGTGGTTGATAATTTAGAACATCTACCAATTCAAGTTTTAGTGTTTTAATAATAGTTCTTTTTTCTTTTTTTCTTTTTGCCATTTACCATACCCCTTATTATTATTATTATGTACGTTTAAAATAAATTTTTTAACTCGTATCCATTGTATTCACCTCACGCTTACATTTTATATTATACCACACATTTTTTCTTTGTCAAGAGTTTTTTTTAAAAATTTTTATTATTTTTATGTGTTATTTATCTTCCCATGTTTTCATTATTTCTTGAATCCATTCTTTAGCAGAAACAGGAGGTTTAAAATTATATATTCGCACACATAAATAACTATAACTTGATTGTGCTACATCTAATCTTTCTTTTTCAGGATAATCCTTTAAACCATACCCAAATTCTCGTGCTAATCTCAAACATCCTTCTTTGTCCTCGTATACATTCTTTACCTCCATTAATCCTCCTTTTGGAGATATAATTGGCTTAGTAGCATTATCAAAATACTTGAGTAAAGCATTATATAATCTCTCCATGTATTCATTCGCTGTCATCCCAATAGACCTCCTTAATTTTTATTATTTTTATCTCAATAAAACTCCAGTTTTATTTTAATCTTGTTTTTTAATAATAAACCATATAAAAGCCGATATAAGCAAAGCCATTATTAAATAGGCTCTTTGTCAAGAGTTGGGGTGGGTATTTTTCTGAATGCCCACCTTTAAATTTTATCACATAATAATGTTCATTTCTACTATTTATTCTATCTGCATCTGGAATAGAAATAAGACAATCTCTAATTTTCCATATCTCCCCAAAATTAAATGTTCGCTCATCTATTAAATCATCTTTACTGAGAAACTGTGGGGAACTATAATTTGTAGATGCCAACCTTTGATGCCTCCCTTCGTAAGGGCTCTAATGCTGTATATTCCTTAATAATACATTCTAGATATTCTTTATCAGAACCTTTGCTTTTTCTCTCTAGTCTTCTTTTTCTAGCAGCTATTAATCTTTCTTTAGTTGGACTGTAGATTTTCTCAGCCTCTTTCATATTCAACCTCCTCCCATATAATTTTGATCCAGTACTTTCTTCTTCTTTAAGGATTTTTTCCATTGGAGGAGTGGAATATACTATCTTTATCATATCTTCATACGATTTATAACTCAACTCTAAAATAATTCTATCTGCTATATACCTTTTATTGGCATCCAATGGAAATTTGATTGCTATATTTGTATCACTAGGTTTATGTAAATATACTTTTCTTCCATCATGGTAGCAAACTGTTTCCCTCTTTACTAAACCGTAAAATATAAGGTCATTTAATTCACTCTCAATCGCTTGGGCATAAGGCCCATAATCCCACCTAATAAAAGTTAGATTTTATTAGGCATAGCCCATTTTCTTTCAATTATCATTTTGATTTGCTCCCTGTTTCATTAAAATAATTCTTAATTCTTTGATTAGCCAACTCGACATATTCAGGATTTATCTCGAATCCTATAAATTTTCTCCCTAACTCTAAAGCTGCTATTGCTGTTGTTCCACTACCCATAAAAGGATCTAAAACTATTTGAACATCAGGAAAACATTGAAGTAAATCTCTTACCATCTCAACTGGGAATGCTCTCGTATGTTTGAAATTTGTCCCTACAGGTTTCCATTCTTTCCAGTCAAAAACATCTGGATGATTAAGGACGTTTATTAGTGTAGTTTTAGGTGACTTTGCTAACCAATAAACACGTTCTGTCCAGGGGTAAAAACGTATTTTGTCAAAGTTCTGACTCCTGTTTATCCATACAATTTCTTGTTTTATAACAAAAGGTGTTTTTAATAGCCATTCATAAGGTGTAATTTGCTTACCATTTTTAATTCTATTTTTGTGATGATATAGTAAACTACCTTCTGGTTTTAAAATCTTGTAAATCTCGTTCAATACTCTAATTTGCCATTCCTGGTACTTTTCTTCTGGCATATTATCTGGATAAGGATTATGGCGTTTATTGCCTGTATGATGTGTATTCCCTAAATTAAATGGCGGTGAAGTTATAACTAAATCAATACTATTATCAGGTAATAATTTCATGCCCTCTAAACAATCCATGTTATAAATCTTGTTTACTTCTAACATATGTCTACCTCCATTATTATTTTTTACATTTGCTAATGAATCTTGTCGTATGTCAATGGTTTGTATATTTGTAAATCCAAAATGTTTGACTGCTTCAACATAACTCATTGGATGTGTTTTATCACCCCCAGCGGTTGGCTCTAAAATTTGAATGTCTTTATTTAGATTTTCATATTGCAAAAAATTATTAAGAAAATTAATTATTTCAGGAATTGGCGTTACATAATAATCAGAAATATGATAATCTCTCGCATTACTTCTATTTGTGCTACTCAAAATTTCACCTCGCAATATTTATTATTTATATTTGCTAATGTATTTTTAATCCTTTCTTCTGCTATTTCGCAATATTTAGAGCTTATCTCAAAACCGATAAAATTTCTATTAAGTAACTTACAAGCTACAGCAGTAGTACCACTCCCCATGAATGGGTCTAAAACAATATCATTTTCATAAGATAAAATTTTTAAAGCTTTTAGTGGTATATCTAAACTAAAATTAGCCTGGGTTAGTTTTTTAGTTTCGGCATTATATTTCCATTGGGCAAATACCAGTTCTTTAAATTCATTCTTGTGTTCTTCTGAATTTGTAAAATATGATTTACCACTATTTATTTTTTTCCATTGATTTTTATACATTAATAAAACACATTCTTTAGGATTGTATATATATGGAGCAGAAGGTGAAAGCCAACTACCCCAGCTAGTGAATTTTACCCTATGAGGGTGCTCTTCTTTTAAATCAACTAATCCTGCGAACTTAAAACCAATTTCTTTCATTACTTGATAAAATTCTGATAACATTAATATTCTTCCGCCACGATTTTTCAAATTGGCTTCATACAATATATTTAGTGCTATTCTTCCATCTTCCTTTAAAACACGATAAACTTCAGCGAGCCATTCTTTTGTAAAATTCATATAATCTTTCCATGATAAACAATCATTCCATATATCATATTTAATTCCCACATTGTAAGGTGGACTTGTAATTGTTAAATCTATAAAATTATTGGGTAACTGTTTTAAACCTTCTCTACAATCCATATTATAAATTTTATTTAATTCTAACATTCAATAACCTCCTAATTACTATTATTTACATTTGTTTTATTTACACCAAAACAAACATCATTTTTTGAAGATGTATCGTTTTTATTTTTAAGATATGTATGCACATCATTTATAGTTTTATCTATCTCCGATATAATATCATCCCACAACTCTTTTGCTTTTTCTGCTCTTTCGTAATCATCCAACCAAGACAAATTATATTTACCCTGTCCATAATAATAATCATGTACTTCTTCTAATAATCTAAGTGTTTTAAACAACCAAGTTCTATCATTATACTTTTTCTTTTGATGTTCATCAAATAATTTTCTTAATTTAACCGCCATGTTTCTAATTTTGTTGTACTGTTCGTTACTTATTTTTAATCCAAACCAATATTCAAAAATTTCCTTGATTGTATTTGCCATTTTTTCAATATTATCTTCATAATAACAACGATTGATAATATCAATTGTTTCAGGCTCATATTCATCTATATTATTTAAATAATCCTTTACTAACCCCATAATATCATATTTATTAACTATTTTTATTGTATCTTGAAAGAGTTTGCTTTCCTTATTAACAAAATCCATTTTCATACTATAACCTCCCTATGATTTTATTATTACACGGGAATATTAACCCCGTGTGTAAGTTAATATGTCGTCCAAGACTGGTTAGCCAAATATGCTATTTTACTTAAAATATCCAATACTCTCTCATAGTCTTTCAGTAGATCTTCAATATTCTCACAAGCATACTCTTTTTTGATGTATTCATTTAGTTCTTCAATAGTCTGGAATTTTTTCATACAAATCATCCTCCCAAATTTATTTTATTTTAATTTCAGCATTAAACATTAACACCTCAAAAATAAACAATAAAGCTAATGCCAATTCATAAGCAAACTTACTGATTGATACAATATCTAAAACAACACCAACCATATTATATAAAGTTAATACAACTAAAATACCCCATAATAATTTCCACAACTTCTTACTCGCACTTTTACCCCCTTAAAATGATTTTATTTCATATTCTTCAATCCACCAATCAAATTCCCCCCTTACTTCTATGTATTGCCCATCTTCATATTTGACCTGAGGTTTTTTAATAAATTTTGTAATATATAATACATCACCTACCTTAAATTTATTGCGATTGAATAACTTTTGAGATACTTTTACTGTAGCAGTTTTACCTGTACTTAGATTGTATAGCAACACTTTAGGAGTATATTTTGTGTCTAATTCAAGCACTATAGAATATTGTTTGGGCACATCATAAGTTGAAATAGGATAACCTAAAAACTCGTACTCATACATTATTTGTTCATGTAGGGAAATTTTCTCATTTAGTATTTCTTTTTCTATTTTCTTTAATGCTTCCACACGTTTAACCTTGGTTTTTTCAGCATAGTTTTTACTATACTTGTTTTTGCCTTCTTTAAACTCTTTCCATAACGTTAGTAACTTTTTATTGTTACCAAACTCACTAAAGAAATTTAATACTATTAATGTTTCCATTTGTTTTGAATTAATTGATGTTTCATTAACTATATCAACTAACAAATCTATAAAACTATCATAATGTTTATTAAGTTTTCTTAATTCAGTAGCTATATCTCTATTACAATGTTTAATTAACCCAACTCCATAATAAAATTTACCATTTTTAATTTCACATAAAGAATAACAGTTTTTATAATCAAACTTTTCTACTTGAATTTCCATCCTTCTTAATTCTTCTAAAGATTCAGCAATTTTATCTATTTTGCCTTCATAGGAATTCAATAGAGCACACATAAATTCTTTAGGGTGATATACCTTTAAGAAAGCTGTAATGTAAGCAGTTAAAGCATAAGCAAAAGAATGAGCTTTATTAAATGAATAGTGTGCAAAGTCAATTATATCATCCCACAATTTGTCAACTTGTTCTTGAGTCCATCCTCTTTTCTTGAGCCCTTCTTTAAGTTCGGGTTCAATTACCTCCATTAGTTCTGGTATTTTTTTAGCAGTTGCCTTCCTTAAAAGGTCTGGGTTTCTCAATCCTGCTAATCTGCCTATTTCAATTAATTGTTCTTGGAATACTATAATACCATACGTATTTTTTAAAATTGGTTCTAAGTCAGGGTGTAAGTACTCAAATTTTTCTACTCCAAATTTTCTGTTGATATAGTTGTCAATATATTTCTTTGCTCCTGGTCTAAAAAGTGCATTAGCAACACCTAAATCATCTAAGCTTGATACCTGCATTCTCTTTAATACATCTTTCATTCCGTTGGATTCAAACTGAAACACTCCATTAGTTCTACCATCTCTAAATAACTTAAATACATTATCATCTTCTAAATTAATCTTGTGTGGGTCAATATAGGAATAATCTTTACCTATCATCTCTAAAACATCATATATTACATCTAAAGTACGCAACCCTAATAAATCAATTTTAACTAACCCTAATGCCTCTGCTGAATGCATATCACATTGTATTATTACCTCACCATCATCATTTGTTGTTACAGGGAAATAATGGTCTACTGGTTTGGTAGTAATAATTTTCCCACTTGCATGTACAGATAAAGCTTTTGGTAGCCCCGCTAATTTTTGCGCATATTTAAATAGTTCACCATATTGCTCTTTGTATTCGTCTAATAACCCCATCTCAAGAGCTTCTTCTATAGTCTCTTTATCAAGGTTTTTAGTAATTTTATTCGTAATTTCAAAAGGTATTCCTAAAACTCTACCAATATCTTTAATGGCGTTTTTAGCCCTCAAATATTGGAATGTTCCTATATTTACCACATTTTCTTGCCCGTATGTATTTATAATAAATCGTAAAACTTCTTCTCTTTCTGCTGGGCTCATATCAACATCTATATCAGGTACTTTTAATTCTTCTGGTTTAAGAGTACCTTCTTCTATCTTTTGTAATATAGAAGTATCAATAAATCTTTCAAAATATAAACCATATTTTATAGAGTCAATATCAACGATACCCAACAAATATGCTATTAGTGAACCACCACTGCTGCCTCTTGCTATTCCTTTTCTCTTGAGTTGATTTGTATAACTTCTCACAAGTAAGAAATATCCTGCAAAATCCATTTTTTCGACAGCATCTAATTCGTAAAGCAACCTTTCTTTATACTCTTTCACATTTGGTAGTTTGCTTATACCACGTTTTTCCCATCCTTTTTTACACAAATATTTTAAATATTCCATTTCAGAGTTGAATTCTTTTGGTATTTGCACATGCGGTATAATTGGAGGTGATAAAGGCATATCTACATTACACTGTTCAGCTATTTTAACTGTATTTTCTATTGCTACTTCTATTTCTTCTTCTGTGAGTGTTCCTAAATTAATTTTATATATTTCTTCCTCTGACTGCCAATAACAATCATTGTATGTTTCTCCTGGTTCTCTTTCTCGTCCTATTGACACAAATATACTATGGTATTCTTGGTCTTCTTTATTAACATAATGACTATCAGTAGTAACTACATAAGGTATACCTAATTCTTTAGCTATATCAACTACAATTCTATTGAGTCTTTGTTGTTCGGGGTCTCGATGACTTTGAATTTCTAAGTAATAATCGTTCCCGAATTCATTTTTATATTTTAATGCTATCTTTTTAGCTAAAACTATATCACTATCTTGTATTGCTCTTTGTATTTCCCCCGCCATACAAGCACTTAAAACTATTAATCCTTCTTTATGTTGTTTGAGAATATTAAAATCAATACGTGGTTTGTAGTACTTCCCCTTTAAATTGCTTGCGCTTATTAGCTTATTTAAGTTTATCCTTCCCGTTTCATTTTTTGCTAACACAACAAGATGATAATATTTATTATTTTTATCTCTTATATTAATATCATCACAAATATACATTTCAGCACCATAAATAAACTTGAGTCCATTTTCTTTAGCTAACTTATAAAATTCTACTGCACCATAAACCACTCCATGATCTGTAATAGCAAATGCATTTTGCCCTAATTGTTTAACTTTTTCTATTATTTCGTCTGGTTTTGAAATAGCATCTAATAAAGAATACATAGAGTGATTATGCAAACTCACGAACATTTCAAATACCCCCTAAGCTATCCCCAAATACTTATTGCTATTAGGGCAATACTCTCTAACACTACATATGTAATCACAGAAAAACTGAGATGGTTTGGCTTTAAATTCATTATCATTTTTTATCGTATCAATTGTATGAATTACCCACATTTTAGCCTCTTCTAATTTTTTAGTATTATATTCTACTTTTATATCTCTTTTTTCTTTTATCATGTTAAGAATTAGTTCTTTAGGGTATTCTTTATATTTTTCAACAATTGGTATGCTATACAAATACAATTGTCTTAAATATTCATCTAATTCCTTCCTTGATTTAAATTCTGACCTCGTTTTATGATCGATAATTATCAAGTTATTATCTTGGTCTCGTGCTAATAAATCAATAAACCCACGCATACAATATTTAGCTATTTTAAAGTTGACTTCAGGTTCTACCTCAAGAATTTTTAAGTTCTCATATCCATTAAAATTATTAAAGAAATCCAACCCAGTTTCAAAATATCGCTGGCGTAAATCTACATAAGCATTAGGAGGAAAGTCTACATATACTTCTTTATCAAAGTTTTCTTTGTAATATTCACTTAATTCAAAAACAAGTAATTCACCTTTAAAATATTTTTCTAAAATTGAATGCACAAAACTTCCAAATAAGCCAAATGCCGATGGGATTCCTTGATATTCTTTTATGTATTGAAGATAAAACATATAAGGACAAGTATGATATGCATTTAACCTAGAATAACTCCAACACATTTGTTCTATTTTTTCTTTAATTTCCAATTCTAACTCTCCTCTCAAACAATTCTTCCCATACTAAAATTCCTTGATCGATTGGCGCATCTTTTTCATTTAAATAATTATTAGTATCATATATAATACTTACGTTAACGTACCTATTAAGCTTTTTAGCTTCTTCAATTAATTCTTTATATTGTACATCCTTATCAAACGCAATAACTACTTCTCTGCATTTTAAAGCTAAAATTTTATCTAATTGGTATTTGTTAATAGTATGCGTACCAACTGCTACTACATTGTTGATTCCTAAACTATCAAATTTCATAACGGATTTTTCGCCTTCTACAATTATTAATGTATCTTGAATACTATTTCTGTTTTGATACAACCCATACAATATATCATTAGTACCCAACTTATAATAATAAATATACTTAGGTATACCTAATTCCTTATAATTACTGAAACAAGTTCTTCCTTTAATATTAATTAGATTACCATTTTCATCCCTAATAGGGAACACTATTCTATTAGTTTTAGAGTCAAATTTAACCTCAAATTTACGCTGTGTTTCTTCAGAAATACCTTCATCAAGCCATTCTTGTATAACCCTATCTTCATATTGTTTTAATATTTCTTCGTCTAATATTTCATGGATAATATTTTCACCTCCCCTCTTTTCAAACATTTTAAAAATCTTGTATGAACTACTTTCAAGCTTTATTTCAATATCATTATTATTATAATCTATACCTAATTCTAAACATAACCATTCAATAGCTTGACAAAAATTCATTTTTTTTATGTATTGCACTAATGATATAATATCTGCCCCATCATAGTCATTTCTTGAATATATATATGTTGAAAGATTTTCATTAAGTTTCACTACTGTACTTGTCCAATTATTACCATCAGGTAAAGCTGCTCTTATTTCGTTATTTAATTCTCTTATTTTATGAAAACCTAATTTTTCTAAAATACCTTTAATCAAAATAGGATTATTAAACAACCTTTCTTTGATTAGCCTCACAATCTCTTGCAAATGCCTCACCCCAATCAGTTGAAAGGCAATTCTTTAGAATGTTGCTCTGCCTCCTCGATAGTCATTATACTACCATCAAACCTGAAATCTATGTAGTCATCTTCTTGCATTTGTTCACCTAATCTATTTAATTTTACGTTTAAGGCATAGTTGCCACAATTTTCTCCATCTGTAAGTATTTCATCTTTTGTTTTTTCTCGCCAAATTATACTTACACTACAATATCTTTCTAATTTATCACTATCTGCTGTTTGTCCTTGTCTGTTTAGTTGTGCTCCCGCTAACACAGGAATATTAAGAGCGCCTGCTACATTATTTTTTAAAAAATCAGCTTTTGCCCCTAATTCATTATATTGTTCACTTGAAGATTTAGTGTTGCTTTTTATATAATCAAATACCAAAAATCCTAAATTGATTTTATGTTTAAGAATTTTTGCAGTAATAAGAATTTTATCATTTGTCCATTCAGGGTTATATATATGTACAAATTTTTGTTTCTTTAACCATTTTTTAGCTTCTTCTATTTGTTGCTCCTCACTTGTAGTATAATTGCCTGATTTAATTTTTTGCACTGGGATTTTAGTAAGATAAGCTAACATTCTCTCAAAAAATAATCTCGACTGCATTTCAGTATCAAAATAAGCAACTGGTATTCCATTTTGTAATTTATGTATAGCTTCATTCATCATAAACGCAGACTTGCCACGCTTCATTCTTGCTTGGAATAAAGCTAATTCACCAGGCTCATAAGTAAAATACTTATTTATTGATGAATATTTCGATGGTATTCCATACATACCGTTAGGATTTCTCCTTTCTACAATTTCTTTCCATAATTCATCTACTATATCACCAAAAAGCACAATTGTTTCCGCAGTAATAAATTGAGTAATAACTTCATCTAAAGAATTGTATGCAAAATTACTTAATTTTGCAATATCATTATTATTTTCATCTAAACACACATCATCAATTTCCATTAACTTTTTATGGAGTTCTCTTTTAAAAGCTAATGCTACAACTATTTCTACTAATTTTTTATATTCTTCTACTGTATGTCTCGCAATATTTTTTGATTTTTCTATATAGTCATCTATTGACTCAATATTATACCTGCTTATTAAATTTTTAATTCCATTATGACTATTAATCTGTGTAAGTAAATTAAACGAGTCTATCTTAGTTACACCACTTTTGTATAATTCCTGAATAGCCCAATAAAAGGCCCCATTGTCTTTATGGTAAAAATGCGATGCAGACAAATAATCACTATGTAAAATAAAATCAGGATGTTGCAAAAGTGTTGCTATTATACCTGCTTCGGCTGATGTATCATATGGCAATTTGTTTTGCATAGAATACCTCCTCCCTCCTCCAATAACTCTGGATTTTCATAAATATTACCTAATACCTCAATCTCAAAAAAATTACTTAACAATCCTAAAGGGAATGTTTCAAACCCTTTGGCTTTCACACAAAAAGCGGTTTCTTCTGGGATATAAACAACTTCCCCAATTACACCCTTCTTATCTGTAATAACTCGTACAATATCACCTTCATAAATTTCTTTTCCGTTTTTGTCTTTTAATCCTGTGTATTGCATCAGCACAAAATCTTCCTGATTGCAATAATTTATATATTGACTTCCAAAACCATCTCCAATATTACCTGATGCATATAGTTCTCCATTAAAGTCTATCAAATTGGGTCTGTCGAATTCATATTTGTCGTCCAGTTCAAACCCACAATACATCTTTTTATTTTTTTTATCCCGTACACGGAATTTTATTTCACGCATCATTACTCATCCTCCAAGTAGGCATATTCTACAAACCGTGCACCACAAACAGGGCAATAATTATAACCCTCCAATTGTGGATTAGATAACACAAAAGTTCTATGACAATTTGAACATTGCCACACAATACCAGTTACAAATTCTACTTGCATTAATATTGCTTCAGGTAACACTGATTTTATTATTGATTCTACTTCATCAGTAGTACAACCTTTCTGATATAAAATCCTCCTTAATTGACTTTTGTCCATATTTATTCCTCCATTATTTTTAGTGACTTTTTACCTGTCCCCAAACAAACTGGACAATCCATTAACTCAGCTCGATTATAAGGATCTGAAGAATCATCTTTTACATAAACCTTCCCTACCCCTTCGCAATATTCACAAGCCTCATTTAATTCTCGAATAATTGATAAAGCATTATTATATTTCTGTATTTCTTCTTCATATTTTTGGGTAATTTCTTTAATTTTTTCTTCTTTTTCGTCAATCAATTTATCTATCTTTTCTTGTATTTCTTTTATTGCTTGTATTAGATTTAACATCACTACCCCTCCAAAAATTACAGCTCTATCCAACTATCTAAAAACTTTATTTCTAAGTTCCACCTAAGTTTTTTAGCTATCCACCACAACTCACTAATGCTAAAATCATATAATCCACTTTCTAAATCTTTTATTTGCTCTGGAGTAATTCCTAACTTTTCAGCAAGCTGTTCTACAGTTAAATCATTGTTTATTCTATACTCAAAAATTTTAACAGAAATATCATATAAAATATCGTCTAACTCAAATTTTCTTTGTGTGAACTCATCAGCTAATTCATCAATCAATCCCCATGCATTTTTTAGTTTTATTCCCTTGCTCATCAATACTTCTCCTTTCAATTATCATTTCCTATAAGAATTCTTATAATATTTTTATATGCATCGATTTTTTCTCGCAACTCCTTAATTTGCTGCATAAGTTTATTGTTTTCATCAGTCAGCTTACGCACTAATCCTTGTAATTCTTTTACCTGCTTTTGTTTTATTTCAAAAACTTCTTCTAAACTTCTTATATTGCCTTGTGTGTATTCTATAACATAAGAGTCCTTCAATGATTCGAGTATAATTTTCCGCACTTCTTGCATTAACTCTTTTTCTAATGAATCATCTTTAATAACCATTATTCCTCCTCCTTAAATTTTTATTTTGAGATAGGGGTATTACCCCCTATCCTAATCTTAAAATGGCAAATCCTCTCCATCAGAAGTAAAAGGATAATCACCAAAATCATTATTATTTACATTATTCTTAGGATTATTATCCTTTTTTCCATCTGCAAACTCTATATTGTCAGCTAAAACCTCCATTGCAAAATGCTTGGCTCCCGATTGGTCAACCCAACTTCTTGTTTGTAAACTCCCCATAACAACTATTTTAGTTCCTTTGGAGACATATTTATCTATAAATTCAGCTGTTTTACCCCAAGCTACAACAGGTATAAAATCAGTAAGATAATTACCTTTATCATCTTTTCTGTTGCTACTAACTGCCAATGTAAAATTTATAACTGATGTTCCAGAGGGCAATTTTTTTAAAATTGGTTCTTTAGTTGTACGTCCTATCAAAACTACATGATTTCTTATACTCAATAAAATTACCTCCTAAATATTAATACTTTGCAATTCTTCTAAAACTTTTCTTGCTACTTCTATGTCTTTAATGCTGTTATAGTTAGCGCTGCTGTGATGTTTTTTAATGGCTTCTATTACAGTCTCTCTATTTACTTTTGCTATAGTAGTTGCTAATTCATGAATTTCTTGCAGAATATCTTTTAGTTCTTCCTCTTCGTCAAAAATGTTTTCTTCTTTAGTGCTTAACCTATCAGCTTCTACCCCATCTTTCATTGAATTAACAACCTTGTCAAATAGGGCAAATGTTGGATTTTCTACCACTTCATTTTTCTTTAATACATCACTTCTGCTTTTTATTATAACTGCATATCTTTTGTTGGTTTTTTCGTCAAAAACTAACCTAATTATAAAATCTACAGCATACTTTGTCCCTTTTTCTGCATCAAATATGTATTCACCAGTTTTAACCACGCTACCATCTGGTTTAGTCTCTGATATTTCTTTTTCTCTTGCTATTAATATAATATTCTGTGGTAAATTTTTTAATCTTAACATCATATTTTTATAAATTTTCTTCATGTCTGCCCAATCTTTCATATTGAATGCTTCAATCTCTGTTTCGTTTCTATCCTCTATTGCTTTACCTCTTTTTATCGCTAAATTATCTTTGTATTCCAACCTCTGTGCTTGAATATTATCCCAAATATCCGATATATTATCTACCACAAATGTTTCATACTGTTCACGCCCTTCTGGTGTCTCTAAATAATCGATAGCTTTATTAAGCTCTTTAATGCTTGCAGTTTTCATTCCTTCATCGTCTACCCAGTAATCAAACTCAAATCCCTTCCTGCCTTCAAATAAATCCGTACCGTTTTCAGTGTCAAACACTAATGTCTTGCCAGGAGTTGCTTGAAGCGAAAAATGAGTTTTGCCTGTGCCTGCATCTCCAAACAATAAAATTTTTAACGGCTTTTTCCTTACTGCACTTGCTTTTTTAATTCCCACTAAAAATTACCTCCTTATAGATTATTTAAAATTATCTTTAAGTCATCTTTTTTTACATAAGTTTCAGTATCTTTAATACGAATTTTTACTAAGGAAAGTATTTTTTCGTCTGATATTTCAAGAAAATAATCATTGGGTTCTGCATGTACATGATGCGTAGTCTTTTCTATAGAGAATGTTTCTATTTGATGTTTTGTTAATACCACGCTACCACCTCATATACCATTATTATTATAATTTGAACTTATTAAATAAAACTACTCTTTTATTGAATTATTTGTAGCTTAACTTTCCAAAGCTTTTTTAATTCGAAAAATCATATTTAACAAAGTCAATCTATACGATTTGGATTATTATTATAAACTAATTCTTCTAAATGTTTATATAATCTTTGTTCCGCTATAGTACAATCTCCTCCTTAATCATTATTTATATTGTTTACTATTATCATTTAAGTTTACCACTTTATTACTGCCTCATATCACCTCCTCGATAAATATTATAGCATATTTTCTTAGTTTGTCAAGATATTTTTTGATAAATTTTTATTATTTTTATGTCCATACTTACCACCAAACAATCCTGGCATTTTCGTGTATCCACCTAACAATTTTATAAGCCTTCTTAATATCTTCAGGAACATTATCTGGGTCAACAGCCCAATAATCAAATCCTGGAAAAGTATCCTTGTATAATAAATTGTCTCCATAATAAGACACTAACAACTGGTTACCTTCTATCCAGGGATTATCATAAATATAAGCATCCCCTACTACCTGACGATACAATTTTTCATCAGATAATAATTCTGGAAATTGCTTAACTGTTTTTGTCCAGTCATAAATAGCAATACTTCCAAACGAACCCATAACCATCACCCCCTAAAAACAATTATTTTTACAAAACCACAAATTTATTCTTTATTTGTTTTATCTTCCTCTAATTCAATATATTTCAAATAAATTTTGTATGTTTCAAACCTTCTTTCTTCCTGTTGAGTAAGAGATATGTATTTCTTTGCAATTTCATATACTCTTATTTGATACCAAATAGCAAAATCTAATAACAACTTCTCATTCGCAGTTAATTCAATTGCAAATTTAAATGTGCGTTCTGGTTTTGTTTTTGTTATGAGCTTGTCATCCGATTCAAACATTGTTTGTGTCTCCTTTCTTAATAATATCCCTCATAAATATTCCCAATAACTTTTGTAAAATTATCAATATTCTTATACTTTCTTATTCCATTTAAGTCTTCATATTCTACCACAAATTGACAATAGATTGGATTATATCTAACCACACCGACATAACTAATATCTTCTATGCCATTTACTTTATCTTTTATTCTTACAATATCTTCTTCGTAAATTTCTCTCCCCTCCATATCTTTACGCTCCACATATAGCATTAACACAAAATCTTCTTGATTACAGTAATCAATATTAGCTAAAAAATCACCGTAATCGTCTATATAGCCTTGCCCCATTATGCGTATTTCCCCATCTAAAGTTATTACATTTGGTCTATTAGGGGCATATCCATAATACATTTTTTTATTCTTTTTATCGTATACACGAAATTTTACTTTACGCATTAAGATTCACCTCCCTTTTTCAAAATTCATACCCAGTTTTTTCTATCAAATTAAGCAATTCAATATATTCATCCTCCGTCATGATATGCCCATTTTTAATAGCTATATCTGTATGTCCACGATGCTTGTACCATGAAAAATAGTATATATTGTGAGTTTCCCTTTTAGAATTATCTTCATCCCAATAATAGTGAATTATAGTACCATATGCTACGTTATCATAATAATAAAAATTTACAATTAAATATCCATTCTCTAATTCATACCCTATTTGCCACTTATTAGATATCTCAATATCATAGAAATAATCTCTGATTAAATCGTCTCCACCATTCCAATTATCAAAATTAAATTTTCCACCAATAAACATAGATTTAGGTAAATCACCCATTGGATATTTAGCTCTCATATATTCAAATTGTTCTTTCCTTAATTTTTCTAATATTTCTTTTGTTATCATTATTTTAACACCTCTCTCATTTTTTTATTTAATCTTTTTCACTATATACTTTGCTTAAATAAACTGTTCTTTCAAAATTACCACGCGTTGTGAATATTGTCATTGTAAATACAAAATTATCTTCATCTTCTCTTAAAATTTTAAAATTACTATACAATTTTGGTAATGTAACTCCTCCACGATTACCAAAAATATCGTACACAATAAAACTTTCGCCATTTTTTATCCTTTCAACATATCTATTAAAACTCTCTGTTTTAAATACTCTAACCTGATAATCTGTCTTGTTGTGATTATTTATATGGATTTCTATAATATAATCCATAACACATACCTCCAATTGTGTTTTTTTCTTATATAATACATTACCTTTGAAAAATGTTATAAAAACAAGGCGCTCAACAAGGTTTTTCAAGAACCCCTGAGTAGTTGCTGTGAGCGCCTTTTACAACTTAGACTACCACATAATCATATCTTGGATTATTCAATATTTCTAACATTGCTTCATGTGGGGTTTTCCCTATTGTATTAAGTATCGATTTAAATACGCTTGGCGATTGTCCACTTGCTAATTGTACTCCTTTATATTCTGATGTGACTTGGAATGAATCTCTTCTACTATCTACTTGCCAAAATACTATATTTGGTATTTCATATCCTGCTCTGTTATATATTTCTTTCATTGTATCGTAAAATGTCATTTTACCATAATCCTCAGTAGCATCATCAAATTGCATATCTGATATAATGATTAATGATTTTGGTATATCTTCTTGTGTTAATTTATGCTTAATAGCAGTATCTAAAATTAATTTTAATGCAGCTTCTAAATTTGTATTTCCTACAATTTCTGGCACACACTTCAATTTTTCATATAATGTATCACCTTTTATTTTTACAAATGAAGGTTCAGAAGAGAACGTCATAAATTTGTTGCGCCATATACCTTTATTCCTTTCAGCAAAGTATATCGCTAATCCTACCGATGTTGCCATTGGTCTACCTATCATACTACCTGAAGTGTCTGCCATTACCAATACATTATGTTCGCCATCTATATAGTTCGGTAGTGCTTTCCATTGTTCTTCTAATACTGGGTCATACTTTATATATGCTAAATCAAACCCTTCATCACACATTCTTTCTAATATATCGTAAGGATATAAGGTAGATGAATTTATTTTTTCTTTTCCCTGCTTAACATTTTCAATAAACTCATCAAATCTGTTAGGGTCATGTCTATAGAAAGCATTTCTATATATCGTCATAGCTCTTGAAGGAACAGATGAGTAATTTATTTTATCCCATTCGTTAGCCGTCATCTTTCTTTCTACTACATCTATATATTTCCTAAGCTCTGACAATATTTTTCTATATTGTTTTTCACTTAATCCTAAATTTTTGGCGGTTAATTTACCTAATACTCTTGATTCTTGTGAGCTTGTGTTTACTGACTTTAACCATTTCCCTAACAAGCTTACTGGTTTATTATTAGCCATGCTTTCTAAGTCTTCTTGCAACTGTCTTTTTATGAATTCCCACATGCTTTTTTCTACTGGGGTACCTATTAGGGTATATAAGTCATCCCATCTACCATAAAAAGGTATATTATACAGGTTTTTTATCACTATTTCTGGACGAACATTAGCTAAGTATTTTAAAATTACTCTAAACACTCTTCTTTCACCAAGACCACCTCTAATATCTCTTGCGTAAAATGCCATTTTAGTTGCCAATAATTTATCTTCTGCGAATGCTTTTATAAATTTTGCTTCTATTTCATTCTCCGTCCTTCCCCTTAGAGCCCCTATTTCACCGAACAAATCCAACAGAGTACTATTTGTGCTTTTTAGTGCTATTGCTCCATTTTCTGTAGTAGTATAATTATTCTCTCTCTCTAATGCTTTTATAAATTTTTCACTCATAATATCCCTCCTCGATACTTTTAATCATTATTATTATGCTGTTAGTATCGAAACTAACTTTAGAGTTACTTTATCGTAAGTTAGCAAGGCACTGAGGACATAAGCTTAACAGGCTTATCCTTGTACTATTTGCTGTAAGTGCCTTTCATTGTATCAAGACGCTCAAACGCAAGCATCGGCTTGCCCCCAAGAACATTTGCTGTATGCGCCTTTCCTGTTTATTCAAACAAGATACACATACTTAGAGACCCACAATCTCTATTAAGAAACGTCGCTGTACGTATCTTTATCTTTACCTTACATTTTAATTATACCACATATTTTTATTTTGTCAATACCTTTTTTGAAAAATTTTTATTATTTTTATCTGTAATTTTATCTTAACACTAAATTTATATTTTGTCAATACCCTTTGTAAATTTTTTCTCGAACAACATATCAATAATTTTATTCTTTACCTCATCACTTACAGGACTTCCTGCTGCTTGTGGGTGCCCCCCACCACCATATATTTTAGCAAATTCACTTAAATCAATATTGCTTTTATTTGTTCTATAACTAATTGCTTTATCCGTATTCACAATCGCAACAAAATCTAATTCAGGATGTAACTCCATTAGTTTGTTTCCTAATTCCGATATGTATCTTTCAGCAAACACAATTCCTACTTTATATTCACTTATATTTCTAACAACTAAATTTTTATTTTTACTATCTATATAATCATCAATCTTCTCTTGTTCTAATTCTAATAAAAAATTTAACTTGTCATTTATTACAAATTTCCCATTTAACAGTTGCTCAGTGAATTCCTCAATAAATCTCTCTCTACCTAAAATATACAATAAATCATTCAACTGTTTTGCTAAAATATTATCAATTTCTATCCATTCCCAAACATCATATTCTCGGATTACTTCCACAAAGTCAGTTAAAGTATCTAAAAATTTAAAATTTTTTAGATAATCTGAAGCAATTAAATAATCTAAAAATAAATACGCTCCACATACTTTTATATACACATCAATTTCTAAATCAATAACTAAAGTTTCATATACATGCGCCCACTTATACTTATTTAAAAAGTTTGCTGTCTTGTGATGATCTAATAAAACCACTTTATCATTATATTTATCAAGCTTTTCTGCCACCTCTTCATTTACCGATATATCTGTTATAAATACTTTGTCATAATTGTTAATCACCTTCAAAAAATCATTAACTTTGTCATTTATATTATTATAATCACAAAATTCTATTTCTACATCAATATTATTAACCACACTTACTATATTTGCTAATATAGCACACCCAACTCCATCTAAATCAGTATGTGTGAAAAGTTTTATTTTAGTAGGTATTTTATTTGTTTGTATCGTTTTAAATTGTGTTTCTGTAATTACCACCTTATCGCCTCGCTTTTTCATTAATTTTCTTTGATATTTTATCTATTATCGCAAAAACCCCTAAATTATACATTAGGGTATAATAAAAAGTTCTAAAAGCCACACCCAATCGTTCGATATGCCCACTTACCATTGCCTCGACCATTTCTTTGGGTAATTCTTCATAAATAATCTCATATCTACCTTCTGTTGGGTAAATCTTATATTTTGTACCTGTTAGAACACCATAAAAAGTAAAAACTAGTTTACCTTTATCCATTTTATCACCCAGATTCTTTTATTTGTTTATACATTTCATAGATACGTCCCAATAAATTATATTCACAACTCACAATCCTATATGCATCTCTGGCAGCCATAACTTCTCCATCAGATGTATACTCTTTCCCAAAAAATTTAACATTTTCTTTGTATTCTTTCTCGGCTCGTTCTACCCAATTCTTAGCGTATTCAAGATCTTCTTTTGCTTTCCCTAATTCATCTAGAAGGAATTGCTCAAACTTATCCATTAACATCACCACCATTATTTTGCTGTAATTCATATAGTTGCCCTTCTAACTCGCTTATTTTACCAGCTGTGAATGAAGCGCATAGCATAAACCCTACCAAAGCAGACACTGTACCATATAACACTATCATCAAAGCTAACCACATATTATCATCTCCAATCTCTATTATTATGATTTCCTGTTTTCAAAGAAAAAATAGCATATACCCACACCAAGAAGAAAATTATAATAAAAAATAACCCAATTTTTACTAACATTCTACTAATCCCTCCCATAAATTATCACTTCAACCTTTCTCCTGCCCCACTGTTTAGCTAAATTAACATCTGATACATATATATCTAACTTTCCCTCTGTTATAGCCCCTCCTCTATCTTCAACAACAAACTCAATATTACTCTTCCCAACAAATTCTTCAAAAGCTGGTATTCTGAGTCTTGTACCAAAAGGTATACTTCTGCTTGCTGCAACAGTACGATATTCTCTTGCTCTTGTTCCGCTTGCCGTTATACCATAATATTTATTATCAGGAGATTTACCACATTCATTTAAGGTATATGCGGTAACCTCCATAATAACTACTTTATATTGTTGTTTTTTATCATTTTTGGTGTTATTATTATTTAAACTTGCATTTTTTTGAGTTTGAACTGTATTATCATTATTATTTTCTTTTATTTTTGCAATTTTTTCTTTGTAAATTTCGTTATTTTTCAATAAAATTTCACTTTTATTAATAGTATGTATTGGTGTTACTACAAACAAAAACAGTAACACAAAAAATAAAATCAATCGAAAATAATACATAAATACCACCCCATCATTATTCCCTATATTTCTGTAATATCACCCATAAGGTATTTAAGTATTTCATCTTCATTTTCTTTCGTCCATTGAATATATAATTGCATTTCAGGGTCATCCAACGGTATTTCTATTTCTATTAGCTTTTCTTTAAATTCTTCAATATTCTTTGGAGGATCTCCTGTCCTTTCATTAATTAACCTCGTCTGATGTAACCAAGCCTCCCTGCCTTCACGTAACCTTTCCTGCAAATCATCTCTATTGCATTTAAGCAAAAGCTTGTACAATAAAGCATTTAACATAACCTCAGGAACTTTATATAATCCATCAAATATCATATATTCTCCATCAGAAAAAATGTAATAAGGATTCCTACCATATGACATAATATCACACTCCTTAAATCATTATAATTTTAATATTTAGGCACCAATAAATCAGCCATCATTTTATCTACGTTCTTATATAGTTCATCTAATGTACCATTATTGTATATTGCGGGAAATTCTAAATGCGCAACTCCATTTTCGCTTTCATTATAAAGCAAACTTCTATCACAAAAACCATCTCTTTTAATTAATCTATCAATTCTTATATCTTCATCTGCCTCAATACGTATTACTATAAATCCTTCTCTCTGCAAACCCTCAAATTCATTCATACGCCTCAAATCATCAATAACCACTGGAAAATCTAATTCTATGTATTCAACTCTGTGAAGTGTATATTTAACCCACACATCAGGGTCTATTTCTCTCATCTTTTCTCCTATTTGCTGCAATAATCTTCTATCTTTCTCACTCATAAAGAAATACCTCATTGCAATATCTTTAATCCCATCTGCAAAACTAATTTTTTTATAACCATATTTTTGCTCTAAATACTGGGCAACTGTGGTTTTCCCTGCTCCTGCCCAGCCTGTTAATGCTATATGCATAATACCATCCTCCCTTTTTAATTTTTTACCCTTCCCTCGTTTCCCCTCTATTTATCTTTTTAATCTATATAAGCTCATTTCTATAATCTAAAATTAATTTTTCTGCGGAATACTCTATATATTTGTTATGTAAGCTTAACAACTCTTCGTAATTATCAAATGTTTCCTTTATTAGTTTTAAAGTTGACTCATAAACAGGATAAAGAAATATTTCTTGTAGTTTGTATAAAAGCTCGTCCTTTTCTTTTGTTTTTGCAAGTTCTTCTGCTGTTATATTCTGCCCCCTACCTTGCTGAATTTGATAAAGTCGATATTTTGCTAGGGGTACTAATAACCACCTGCCATCCTCATAAAAATTTTCAATAAACTCTTTTTCTCTTTCCTGGGTATCACATAAAATACTATACCACCTCTTCATGTATTCATTTTCTAATCTTAGTTGTTGAATGTTTTCTATTTTCATTTACATACCTCCATTTATATTTTTTATATTTTATGATTAAAAATAAATTATTACAATTTAATTTTATTATACATTTCTTATTAAGAAATGTCAATAAAAAATTTGCATATTTTTTTGAAATTGATTATAATAATATTATTAAAATAGAAAGGAGTTTTAAAAATGACTCTTGGTGAAAAAATTAGAAAAGCACGTATGAATAAAGGTTTAAATCAAAAACAATTAGCACAACTTTTGGGTATATCTCATTCTACACTGAATAAATACGAAAACAATACAATAAAACCAAATGTAAATATATTACAAAAAATTGCTAAAATTTTAAATGTACCAATACAATATTTTTTTGAAAATGAAACACCCAACTTTTCAAATGTTAAAGAAGTAGAAATGGTTATATTACCTATTTTAGGTAATATTCGTGCAGGACAACCCCTATTTGCCGAAGAGCATCTACAAGGATATATGCCATTTCCAAAAGAAATGTTGAGTGTCGGGTACGAACATTTTCTTTTAAGAGCAGAAGGCGATAGCATGATAGAAGATGGCATAGAAGATGGTGATGTTGTGCTTATAAGAGTACAAAATTATGTGGATTACAATGGACAAATAGTTGCTGTTATAATTGATGGGAATGAAACTTGTTTAAAACATTTATATCATCCTGAAAATTCTGATATGGTTATCCTGCGTTCTTCTAACCCTGCTTATTCTGATATCGTACACCCTGCTAACGATATAATTATTAACGGTGTTTATATGGGTGTATTTAAAAAACCTAAAAAATAGCGTTTACACTATGTATTTGAGGGAACTGCCCCTCTAAACATATTCCCTCAATCTGGTACGATATAAATAAACATTTTGTGTCGTAGCCTCTATTCCAAATCTCCGCAAAATGTTTGCCATATCGCCATACTTTAAATCTTTAAAAGATTTTATATCGTATTTCTTCATATATCTTCTTATATAATCTATCATACCACTTCTAAAAATATTTTTGGGGTTTAGGTATGGATTCCCATACATTTCTGCTATCTTTTTTAATCTATTCCTGATTATTTGATGACTTACTTTTTCAGTTGGAACTTTCTCGCTTACTATAGGTCTCAACACATAAGGTGTCCTTTGTAATAAGAACACTCCATTAGCTATGTCCGATACTCTATAATATTCAACTTGATTAATTGCTTTATTAATAAGTTTCATAGTATCTTGTTGTACTGATATTCTCCTTTTTGTCCCATCGTTACGCCTTAAAGTAAGAATATTATCCATAAAATTACAATCATCTACTCTTAGATTAATTAATTCCTCTAAATTTTCCCCCATTACTCCCTCAAATAACAATGCAAATATAACTGCGTCTTGAGCATTTACACACATATTAATTATTTGTTGTAATTCTTCTCTATCAATATACCTATATTTTTTGTCGATTCCATGTTCATATTTTTTTAAATTTTCTAAAGTAGGATTAATTAACCTTACATAATTAATTCCCGCTGGATTACCTATATATCCTTCTTGTATGCAAAAATCAACATATTTTGACAATACCGCTAAAACAGTTGCTATATACTGCGCAGAAGTACTGCCAAGCGAATACAATAAGTCATCTAATTCTTCTAAATTAAATTGATATAAATCTTTTTGTAATTCATTCTCCTTTGGTGCTGTCTTTTTAAAAATATTTCTATACGTTAATCTTGTTGATTCTGAATATTGTTCTAAAAATCTCTCTTTTAATTCTTGGTTATATAATTCCATATTATCCCTCCTTTACTATTTTATCTATAAAATATTTACTGATACTTTCAATCACCTTAATAGTTAATCTACCATTGAATAATCCTATTGCTTCCCAATCGGGATTCTTTATAGAAAAATCTATTTTTTCTAAAGTCTTTCTCAATTTTTCTTTCCATTGTGGGTTTTCTCTCAATTTTGCCAACAATGCTACATAACCAATAAAAGTATAATTATGATTTATTGTACTTCTTTGTTTAACCTTAGCGTAATTATCCAAAAATTCATCTGGATATAAGCCAATTATTTCGTTAAACCCCTCTATAAGATAATCGGCTATTTGGTTAGCTTCTCTTTGTGTTTTTATATCAAAATGATATTTTATAGCTTGAGCCAATACTTCAAACTCCACAAGAGCTTGATTGAATTGTATTAACCTACCATTAGTTGTTATTTTTCCTTTTAAATCACAATTAGGACTCTCATTAATCTTGCGTACAATAGCATTTTCTAATGTTTCTTTATAAGCTTCAATGTGTTTTTTAGCAATCTTATTTTTCTTATCTTCTTGCACAATAAATCTTCTTGCTTTTTCAATATCAAAATTTGTTATATTAACTGCTGTTATATATTGCACTTCAGGATTTACTGATACTGCATTAATCATACCTAAACTTCTATGAAAACCATCTAATATATCAATTTCACCTTTATATACTGTTAGAGTTCTATTTTTTTCATCATATTCAAATTCTTCTTCCCCGTTTTTAAGTAT